CAAAACAAGAAACGCGGAGGAGTAATATCCAAATATAATTATTCTGGAAAAGATTCTGCAAGAAGAATGGATGTAAATTGTGCATATGGTAACTCCCCATATTTACAATACAATTAACCCACTCCGTTAGGATGGGTAAAAAAAATTCGACGCTACGCGTCTCATTTTATTATGTTTGTGAAAAATTATAAAACTCCGTACGGTGAACTAATAGTAGAGGAAGACAATGTTAATGTCAGACTAGAAATCAATTACGAAAACTTTATGAGAATATTTGAAGATGAGGAAAAGATAATTCCTTTTCTAATTGATGAAGGATATTTATTCAAGGAGTGTAAAATATTTATGGGTAATAGAAATCATGTTAACTATTACTATGAAGAATATGATGAAGAACTTGAAGTAAATGTTTCTCGTAAAAAAAGCTATCCTATAGGGCCAATAAATTGGAAAGCTATATATTATTTTAAACTTAGATAATGTATATATTAAATGTTGATAAGAAAGGGGATGTAAGGTTACAAGATGAAAATGTAACTCTTGTACCAGAATTTATGGCTGTATTAAGCGAAGAAGGTTTAGGTAGTGATGCATTAAAATGGGTAGCTCTTATGACTGATTATGATAGCCCATACTCCTATTTACCCATTGAAGAACGAAAAAAAGTTGTCACAAGAGACATATATGGGAAATATAATATTAAATTTGCAAATAGGAAGGTTATTGACAATGCTGTTGAAAAGTATAAAACTTTGCAGTTTGACCCTTTAGATGAGCAATATATAGCCTTTAATAAAAAAATAAATGAATATACGGTTCTTATGGATAAAATGCCAGTGACACCTGACAATGCAGCCGATATTCAAAAGATAATGATTGGTATTGAGAAGGTGCTTAATACCAGACAAAAAATTATAGACGCTATAGAAAAGCGTGGTAAAAGACAAAAGATACAAGGAGGTAGAGAACTTTCTTTTCTTGAGTCTAGATTTGAAGCAAGTAATAATAAATAATTAAATAATTAAAAAAATGCCAGATAATAGAACTTTAGCACAAAAAGCATTAGATGAAGCAAAACAAATTGGTAAAGGTATATTAGGAGCAAGTGCTGCTCTAAATGAGCCTATGGGAGACGGTATACCTAATAATCCAATTGCAGGTTTTAAAAAAGCTTATAGTAAAGAAGAAAAAAAGCAAGCAGAAGAAAGACAAAAAAGTAAAGCACATGGTGGAAAGCATAATAAAACTAAAAGTCCAGGCGGCTCAATGAAAGATGTGCGTTATACCCATGGCGGAATAATGCAACATGACTAATAATTAACTAATTAAATTTTAGAAAAATGTCAGACGAAAAAGATAAAAAGAAAAAAGGAAGCACTACCACAAAACACAAACATAAAAGTGGGGGTGAGGTAGAAATAACAAAAGATGCTTCTGGAGAAGTAACAGGAAAACGTTATAAAGGTGAAGCTGCTATTGCAAGATTAATGGACATTGACCCTAGTTTGACTAGAGCAGACGCTATGAAGCAATTAGGAATGAAAGCATATGGCGGTACTATGGATATGGAAAAAGTAAAAGGTGGGGGTGGTAAACATAGTGTTAAAAAAATGGCTGATAAGCGATATGCGCACGGTGGTATCATTCAACACGACTAATATTAAATTTTAATAATATGCCTGGACATACAGATAAGAAAAAAAGAGATGATGCTGGTATGACTCGTAAAGAGTTTAACAAAGCACGTAAAGCTGCAAATAAAAAAGCAAAAGAAATTTTAGGAAGAGGTAAAGCCTATCGTCAAAATAAAGTTCGTAGAAGTGATTTTGGTAATATTACTATTGCTAAAGATGAAGTTTCGCCTCGTACTGGAGTTTATTATGATGAATTTGGCCACGGCGGTGTATTAAGACAACATGACTAAAATCAGATTTAATCCTGAAAAGTATTGCCCAGTCATTACAAAAGGATTTCCTGATTTTAATGTTGAAAGCATTGAATACGCTGAGTGGTGGGATGAGCAAATAGATAGATGTAAGAATGGCTATAAGCCATCAGGTATGCCTAAAATTACAGGCAAACATTATTTTTATTTAAATTTCTATAAGATACTTAGAAGCTCAGGCCACAAAGGTGGAAGAAAAATATTAGCAGACCCTTGGTACAGACATCTTGATAAAGAATATTTTGATTTGTTTGATACCTGCAAAGAAGAGCAAAAGGGTATGATTATTATAAAAGCAAGGGATAAGGGATTCTCATATATGAACTCTGGTATCCTTGCACACGAATATACGTTTTACCCATACAATGAGGTGGGTATCGGTGCAGGTTTAGAAAAAACTGCAACAGCGTTCTTTGACAAAGTTAAAAAAGGGCTTAATGCTCTACACTCGAACATTAGACATTCTTCATTAAAAGATACTAATGAGCTTATACGTTCTGGTTTTAGAAGAAAACGAGAAGACGGTAAGTGGGAGGTAGGTGGTTATCAATCTGCTATATATTGCAGGACTATGGATAACCCTGAAGTATTTAAAGGTGAGCGTTTAGGAGTTATGGTATTTGAAGAAGCAGGTGAATTTAAACATTTACTTAATGCTTATATGTCATCTAAGGCTTGTTTTATGGATGGAGATATACAATTTGGTGTACCTATTATTGGAGGAACAGGTGGAGATATAGGCAAAGCTTCTAAAGATTTTATGGATATGTATTATAATGCTGATTCATTTAATTTAATACCTATGTTTATTCCAGCATCAAAAGCATACTATGGCTTCTTTGATGTTAAAACTGGTGAAGAAGATGAGAGTGGAGCTAAAGATAAGTTGTTATTAGATAGAGAAAAACTACAAGATAAAGAAGATAGAACAGCATATAACCTACATATACAAAACTATCCACTTACTGTAGAAGAAGCTTTCTTAAAAACTAAAGGTTCTAGATTTAATATAGCTTTAATTAATGCACAAAGAAGCAGAATATTATCTAGCAAGTCTTTAGAAAAACAAATAAGTAGAGGTTATTTAGAGTGGAAGTTTGATGATTCAGGTAAAACTAATCAAGTAGAATGGATAGCTGATAAGAATGGCCCTTATAAAATACTTAACCACCCAAAAGATTTTAAGAATCTTTATGTAGGTGGTATTGACTCATATGACCAAGATAAGGCAGGTAAGTCTACTTCTCTTGGTTCAGCTATGGTATATCAAAGGTTTTTAAATTTAAATGAACCTGGAGATTATCCTGTAGCAGAATATACAGAAAGACCACCAACAGCAGATGAGTTTTATGATGGTTGTTTAAAATTAGCTGTATATTATAATACTAAAATGTTAGTTGAGTATACAAGAATAGGTATACTTGATTATTTTAAAAGACAGGGAGCTTTAAAATATTTAAAAGAAAAACCTGCTAGTGCACATAGTCCTCATTCTGTTGCTAGAAATAGATATGGACTACATATGACAAAGCAGGTAAAAGATTTGATGGAGCAAGTAATAGATGATTATCTTAAAACTAATATAGAAGATGTTTGGTTTATAGATTTGTTAGATGAACTTGCTGATTATGGTTTAAGAAATACAGATAGAGTATTTGCTTTTGGTTTATGTTTATTGCATAAACTAGACGAATATAAAAAGAAAGTTATTTTAGAAGAACAGAAAGAAAAAAAATTAGGGTTTATATATTACAAAAAACAAGGCGGCAGACTTGTTCCGTATAAAAAATAAGATATGTCAAAACAATTTCCACAACAAAACGTACCAGAAGAACAAAAAGATAAAGCATGGTGTGAATCATGGGTTGATGCAATTGTAGATTACATAGGGCATAAAGGTAGCTCATATAATTCAACTAGAATTAGAGATATTGAAAACTATGAATTATATAATGGTAAACTAAATGATAGAGACTTTATGTATATTACAGAGCAGTATGGACAACCATATCCAGCTTCTATGCAAAACTATCCTATTATTACTCCTAAAATAGATTTACTTGTTGGTGAAGAATTAAAAAGACCATTAGATTATAAAGTTACTACAGTTAATAAAGAAGCTATAATTAGAAAAGAAGATTTTAAAGTTTCTATAATTATGAACAAATTACTTGAAGATGTTCATAGAGAGATTAAAGAATATTCAAATATAGATTTAAATATAGAGGGTGGTGATTTTCCTATGCCTGAAGATATAGATGCATACATGCGTTATAATTATCGTGAAATGGTAGAGGAAACAGCTCAGGATGGATTAGAATATTTAGTAAATACATATCGTTTAAGAGATTTATTTTCACACGGATTTAGAGATTTACTTGTAACAGGTAAAGAATTTTATAAGGTATATGTAAGGAATGGCGACCCATATATTAGAAGAATAGACCCTAGAAGTTTTGTATATGATATACCTTTTGATAGCGATTATTTAGATGAAGCAATGTGGGCAGGTGAAGAAAGATGGATGACTGCTAATGAAATACTTGATGAATATCACGATTATCTTGATGAGGATGATGTTAAAAAGATAGAGGCTATGAGACAAGTTGGTGGGCCAGATGATTTATCTCACTATAATAGTCAATATGAATGGGTAGATTATCATAGAGATAAAGGTTCTAGAGTTAGAGTAGTTTCTGTAGAATGGAAATCTATAAGAGCATTACAATATAAAATATCTCCTAATAAATATGATGAAGATAAACCATTTAAAAAATTAGTAGGAGCAGGATATAAGCCAAAGAAAAATGATGTTATAGAAACTAGATATGTTGATGATATTTGGGAAGCTACTAAAATTGGTGGAACAATTATGGTGCAGTGGAGACGAAGACCTAATCAGGTTCGTTCTGTAGATAATGTATCAAAAGCTAACTTATCATATATAGGTTTAGTTAAAAACAATACAGGAGGTAAAACTATGTCTCTTGTAGATTTATTAAAGCATATACAGATGCTATACAATGTTGTTATGTATCACATAGAACTTACATTGTCTAGAGCAGGTGGTAAAGCTGTAGTATATGATGTTTCGCAAATGCCTACAGGCTTAGGCATGGATATGCAAACTATATTATATCATATTAAAAATGATGGTATTATACCTATAAACTCAAAAGATGAAGGTAATCAAACTTCATCATTCAATCAGTTTCAACAAGTAGATTTTACTTTATCTAATTCTGTGCAACAGCTTATTAATTTAAAAATGATGCTAGAGCAAACTGCTGGACAAATATCTGGTGTTACAAGACAAAGAGAAGGTTCTGTAGGTCAATATGAGCAGGTAGGTAATGTACAAAGAAGTGTTGTATCTTCTGCTACAATTACAGAAACTTGGTTCTATCAACACAATATGTTAAAGCGTATAGCTTTTGAAAGAATGGTAGAGTTAATGAAAGTTTGTTGGTCACAGGGTAAAAAAGCAGGTTTCTTTTTAGGTGATGGAGCATTTAACTTTTTATCAGTATTTCCTGATATTGCACTTAATGATTATGGAGTATATATAGGAGATTCTGGTAGAGATGATAATATTAAACTACAAGTACAAAATCTTGCTCAGTCAGCACTACAATCAGGTTCAATAACAATGTTAGACATTATAAAAGTATTGAAAGCTGATAGTATGACAGAGGCAGAGCATATACTAGAAGCTGGTATGGAAGCTGTTAAAAAATCACAGCAAGCACAAATGCAAGCACAACAACAGCAACAACAAATGGCTATGCAATCTGATGAAGCTAAAAGAGCACATCAAAAAGAAATAGCAACTATAGAAGCTAATGCAAGAATAGAATCTGCAAAAATTATGTCTGAAGGTAGAATAGAAGAAGCTGAAATACGTTCTCAAGATAGTAGAGATATAGCTGATATGAAAGAAAAGGTATCTATGGACAAAAAAGTTTTAGAAGCAGATTTAAAAGAAGGTAAGTAATTTTATATATATTTGCAAAATAGGGAGTAATAAAAAAACAATTATATGTCAGAAGAAAAAAAAGAAGGACTTATTGAAGAAACTATAAAAGAAGAAACCAATGAGTTTGATGCAGCAGCATTTACAGCAACTAAAACAGTTGATACTGAAAATGCAGAAGAAACAGAAACAGAAGAAGTCGTTAGTGAAAGTAAAACTGATAGCTCTGAAACAACTTCAGAAGAATCCGAAGATGGATTTGCTTGGGATAATATCAAAGTTGAAGAAGAAACAACAGAAGAAGAAACGACAGAGAATAATGAAGATTCTTGGAACTTCGAAAATGAAGAAGTTGAGAATGAAAGCGAAGATACAGGAACAGTAGCTTCTTGGGAAACATTAGCTAATGACTTAGGCCTTGAGGTTGAATCGTATGACCAATTAGTTAAAGCTATAGATTCAGCAGTTAATCCTGTACCTGTAAATGATAAGGTAACACAACTAAGAAGCTATCTAAAGTTTACAGATAAACAAATAATGATGGCTGATTTTGTTGCTCAGGGGATGACAAAAGAAGAAGCTAAACAAGAAGTTGATAATCTAGATTCAGTTGGATTATTAAAAAGAGAAGCTTTAGCTTTAAAGAAAGATATAAGAAATGCAGCAGATGCTGAAGAAAGAAGATTAGTTGAAGAACAAAGAAATTCTGAAGCTGAAGAAATAAAAGCTGTAGAAGAAAATAGAAACCAATTAATAAACTATTTAAAAGAAAATGAAAGATTCTTTGGTGGTAAGGTTTCAAGAAAAGAAAGAGAAGACATTTTTAAATATGTTACTTCTGGAGGATTTGATAATGATATGAATGCATCTCACGCCAATGTTGCACAGATGGCATTTTTATGGAAGAATCACAAGAAGATATTTAAGATGATTTCTAATGATGGTTTCGAGAAAGGAAAAAGTTCAGTTCTTGATAACATAACTTCTCCCGATTTAGGTAGAAGAGCTGGAGCTAGGAAGGCGCCAAAGCCGTCAGGTTTTGACCCTGCTCAGTTTATGGCTAAATAGATTGACTATGCAAAAGGGGTCAATCAGAGTAAACAAAGATAAGAGCAAAGCTCAAGATTGGATTACTTAATTTCCTTTATTAAAAAAAGTTTTAATATTTTAAATTAAGAGTAAGATGAAAATTACAACAGGTACATATTCGTCAGATAACCAAGAGTCTAACTCGGTTGTTGCGAATTTGATTAAGTATCCAGAGATTGCAAAGACATTGATTGATTTGTATCCTCGATACACATTAACATACTTGCTAGAAAAAGCAGGTAGAGGCGCGAGAGAAAAAGTTTTAGGTAACAATTCTTTCGAATGGAAAGTAATGGGTCGTTATAGTCGCCCAGCTACTTTAAAAACTGCACGAACTAATGCTACTGCAACTGCTGTAGGTTCTACAACGGCTAACGGTGAGTTTATCTTTGAAGATACAACAGCAGAGCCATGTGCACTACAAGTAAATGATAAAGTACGTTTCCCTGATGGAAAGCGTGCGATTGTTAAAGCTGTAGATAAAACTACAAATAGTGGACAAGCAGACGTAGATTTCGTTATGTTAGATGCTATAGGAGGTACTGAGGATTATGCAGTAAATGATGTATTCGGTGTTATCGGTACAGCATTTGGTGAAGGTTCTTTAGGTTCTGCAGTAGGACAAAACTTAGTGTATCCAGATACATATAAGAACTGGTTAACTACACACAGACGTAAGTCAGTTATTACAGGTTCTGCTTTAACAGATGTAACTTGGATTGAAAATAACGGACACCGTTTATGGTACTTCACTGCTGAAGATATTAAAGAAAAGCAGTTTATGTATGAAATGGAATTACAAAGATGGTATGGTAAAGCTTCATATGCTGCTTCTTCAGCAGATGATTTCCCTGGTGATAATGGTGATACATTAGTAAATGATGCAGCATTAGGTGGAGAAATTGTTACTGGTGATGGTATATTAGAGCAAATTGATGCAGTTAATCAAGCTACTTATACAGGTGGTGGTTTAACTGAGGAAATTATTACTGAGTTTATTGCTAAGTTAGCATTAAGTTCTCAAATGCCAGAAGGTAATGAGTATGTAGTATTTACAGGTATGGAAGGTAAGATTGCATTCCACCAAGCTATGAAAAACTTAATTGTTGCTAGCGGTGCTGGTGGTGCTACTATCTTTGATTCTCAAGCTGGTCGTGATATTGAGTTAGGTGGTAACTTTACTACTTACTATGCATTAGGAAACAAAATTACTTTGGCTTACTGCCCAGTATTTGATGACCCTAACGTACACTCAGCGACAGTATCTGATACTGATTCATTTAGCGCAGCTAGAAAGAAAGAATCAGGTAAGATGGTATTTATGGACTTTGGAACTACTTCAGGTGTTTCAAATGTTGAATTAATTGCTAAAGGTGCTGAAGGCATTAACAGAAACTATATCAAGAAATATGTTCCTGGAATGGTTAATCCATTTGATGCAGGTTCAATGATGGCAGCTTCTGGAGATGATAACTTCGAATGTCACTTATTATCAGAGTCAGGAATTATTGTAAGAAATCCACTTTCTTGCGGTATCTTGTCTGCTGTATAATTAATAATTATTAGAGGAGGGGTTAATACCCTTCCTCTTTTTTAATATGGGGAAAACAATATATAAACTAATAGATGGCAAACTTGTAGATGTTAATGACATACCACAAGAGCCAGATACAAAAAAACATTTTAGGTCTGCATATATGAGTGTACCTAAATTAAAATGGGGTAAACCCAAGGGAGCATCCAACCCAAGAATCCAAGCTAATAGCAAAGGACAATTAAAATGGACTAAAGGGAGTAATAACAAATAAATTTTCAATATGCCACACTTTGTAACAATAACGGCTAAAAAACCTAAGAAGATGGGATTTTTATCTTTTTCTTCTTATAATAATCGAAATGGTATTCGACAAGAATTAGTAGACAACAATGGACTTGTAATGAGAGAGTTTACTATGGAACGACCTGTTTTAACATTAAACTTAGATAATGATTTTCATGTAAGATTATATGAATTTATTAAAGACCATCCATTAACACATCAAGGACTTGTTAAGGTTGAAGACCAAACAGAAAAAGAAATGTTAGTAGCAGAACAAGCTATTAACTCTGCAGATGCTGTAATTATTGCAGCTAAAATGAATACAAAAGAATATCGTGATTTTGCTAAACTTGCAGGGTTTGGACAAACATCTAATGATGAAGTTTTAAAATCTAAAGTTATTAAAATGGCTTATGATAATCCAACTAAATTTTTAGGTATATATCATGATGATGATAAGGAAATGAGAACATTTTTACATGATGCTATATCAAGTAAAATATTTCAATTTAGTAATGGTACCTGGAAATATGGTAACATTAATGTAGGATTGACTAAGGACTCAATTATTGTATGGCTTAAAGATAATATAGATGTTTATGCACTTTTAAAGAATGAAATGCGTAAGCCTAAAAAAATTAAAGCTACAAATAAAATGAAGCCTGTAAAAATAAAAGAGATAGATGACTAATACTGTTGCCTTAGAAACTATAAGATTATTATTAGATAAAGCAGATGCTCCGTACTTTACAGATACAGAGATACAAACTTTTATTGAACTTGCAACACATGACTTTGTAGAACAAAATTATTTAAGATTTGAAACTAATCAAGAGTCAAGAGATAATCTAAGAACATTAGTTGTAGAAGATACAACTTCTATAACTAGTGACACAGTAGCATATCCTGCTGATTTTAGATATTTTTTATCAGCAAATGTTACAATTAACAATATACCTTATAGTTTAAAGTTTTATCAAATAGATGATGTAGATGCTACTATAAATGACCCATTCAATAGAGCGTCAGCTACTAATCCTATATTGGTAAGTCAAGGCAATACTCTTAGAATTATAGGTGCTGTACCAGCATCAGGTGTTTTAAGATATTTAAAAAATCCTACGATGGATACAACTGCAGGTAATCAGATAAATGATTTACCTCAACACACACATTTTGAAACAGTAAATATAGCAGCAAGAAAGATGCTTGCTAATATAGATGCTTCTAAACAATTCTATGCTGCTCAAGCTGGGGAGACAGCAGCACAGAACAGGTAATATTGCTCCCCTGCAATCACGTGGAATGGGCTCGAGTAATTATTTAATTACGACGGCCCATTTTGCTTATAATTATATTATTTTTGTAGTATGGCTACATTAAACGAAATAGCGTACAATATTAAAAACATTGCAACCAATGGTAGAGCTTCTGATGATTTTGATATATCATTATCACAAATCAAGCTGTGGGTTATTTATCATAGAAATAAAATATTGCTTGAGATTACTAACAACGGTAGGTTTATACCTTTACAAGTAGAACAAGATTTGGGTACAGTACCTGTAGTTAAAGTTGATATAGCAGATGCTCCAGGAGTAATTTATGGTGAGAATGTATATAAAGTTAATTACTTAAACTATAGTCGAGATGGTTTTTTACCACAATTTTTAAAGTTTAATAATAAAAGAGGAGTAACTTTTGTAGGTCTTGTAGATAAAGTTACACCTATACCATTAATAGATGAACATAATCTTTATTTAGGAAAGTATAATAGATTTGGTAAAAATCATAGAAGAGCATACTTTATAGATAAAGAACTATATTTAGTTTTACCATTAGATAATGAAATGTCTTATGTAAATATTAGAGGTATATTAGAAGACCCTAGAGATGGAGATAAAATTAATGGAACAAGTACAACTTTACCATTAATTAGATTTGATGATGAAACTACACCATTTCCATTTCCAGATGAACATTTACCAGTATTGGTAGATAGAGTATTGAAATCAGAGTTGGCTTATACATTAAGAACACCTCAAGATAACTTTAATAACGGAGTAGAAGATTTCTCTGTAGCAGGAAAGAAAGTTGGTAAGTAAGACGTATAAACATAAATATATCGCAATAGATGAGATATATGAGCAGTTGGGGGACAATATAGACATTAGTCTAAAAGAGTATAAAAAGCTCTTAAAATCATTCTATAATGCTTTTACACAAGAAGTAGTGTATAGCAGAGAAGTTGTACATTTACCTAATAATATGGGTTATTGCTACATAAAAAAGAATGAACATAAAAGACCTTTTCACATTAGAGTTGATTGGGCAGAAACAAAAAAGCAGGGAGAGTTGGTAAAGTATAAAGTTCCTATACTTGATGACTATTACTATAAATTAATGTGGCATCGTAAAGGAACTATGGGTAAGTGTAAGATTATGCCTTTAACATTATTGAAAGATAGTATAAAGGATTTTACTAAAGAAAACGACTTTTAATTATGTCACATAAAGGAAAAACAAGCATATATACAGTGGCTGCTGCAGTAGCTCGTAATTTAGGTTTGCGAGATACTAACAATCATATTATAAATTTTATTGAATGGGCATTTGAAGCTGAAATCAAAATAGGTTCAAAAGATACATTTTCTGAAATTACAGTAGAGCTAGAAGTAAAAAATAAAAAAGTTAAACTCCCTTGTGATTTCTATAAACTAATTGATTTGAAAGCGGGTGATACTTTCTATCTACCTACAAATCATACATTCAGAAGTGATAAAGATTCTGGTGGTAGGTCACAAAGATACTATGTTGATGATGAGTTTATTCATTTTTCTGGTGATGTAGATAAAATAAAAATATCTTATTTAGGAATACAAACAGATGATGAAGGTTTTCCATTAATAGAAACTTCACATGTAGATGCTGTATCAGCCTATATTATGTGGAGACACA